GTGGTCGTTCCCCAGGATGCCCATCTGGCTCGTAACCAGGAGGACGGCTTCCGCTGCGGTGACAACGGTATCTTCAAAGGCGTTCCCGTCACCGTGGAGCAGCGTACCCTGTCTGATATCGCCAGAAGCCTCTATGAAAAGCACCCCTATGACGGCAAGCACATCATGGACGGCGGTGACCTCATCATCTGCCAGAGCAACGTGGCCACCTCTGCTTTGCAGGAGGTGTATCCCGATGCCACCATCAACCCTCTGGGTGACTGGTCCGGCGGCACCGATGTGGATACCGGCGCTACCAACCGCAAGCTGGGCAGCGACATGGCGGACTCCGTCACCGGCGGTGGTCTGCATGGCAAAGACCTGTCCAAGGCTGATGTCAGTGTCAACATTTTTGCATGGCTGGAGGCCCAGCGCACCGGACGCGTCGTGGAACTGAGCTGCGCCATCGGCGATACCCATATCAATGGAGTTCCTTACGAGGATATCGTGGAAACAGCGAGAGACTTTATCCGCTCTCTGGGCGGCTTCGAGAAGTTCGCTGAGTGGGGTCTTGTATGATTTTTGAGAAGAAGCATACAGCTGACCTCCTGCCCGCTGACTATAACCCCCGTAAGGATCTGAAGCCCGGTGACGCAGAATATGAAAAGCTGAAACGCTCCATTGAGCAGTTCGGCTATGTGGAACCCGTCATCTGGAACAGGCTCACCGGACGAGTGGTCGGCGGTCACCAACGCCTGAAGGTTCTGATGGACATGGGCATGAGTGAAGTGGACTGCGTTGTGGTAGAGCTGCCAGAGGAAAAGGAAAAGGCACTCAACATCGCCCTGAACAAGATCTCCGGCGAGTGGGATAAGGACAAGCTGGCTCTGCTGATCACTGACCTGCAGGGTGCGGACTTCGATGTATCTCTGACCGGCTTTGACCCTGCAGAGATCGATGACCTGTTCAAAGACAGTCTGAAGGACGGTATCCAGGATGACGGCTTCGATGTAGAAACCGAGCTGAAGCAGCCCACTATCACCAAGCCCGGCGATATCTGGACTCTTGGTCGCCACCGCCTCATCTGCGGCGACAGCACCAAAGCAGATACCTTCGACCTGCTGATGGGCAAGACCAAAGCCAACCTTGTCATCACCGACCCTCCCTACAACGTAAACTACGAGGGTTCCGCTGGCAAGATTAAGAACGACAACATGGCCGATGAGGCCTTCTATAACTTCCTTCTGGCTGCGTTCCAGAACACAGAAGCCGCGATGGCAAGTGATGCCTCCATCTATGTGTTCCATGCTGATACCGAAGGGCTGAACTTCCGCAGGGCGTTTGCCGATGCGGGTTTTTATTTGTCCGGGTGCTGTATCTGGAAGAAGCAGTCCCTGGTGCTGGGGCGCTCTCCTTATCAGTGGCAGCACGAACCTGTGCTGTACGGCTGGAAGAAGAAGGGCAAGCACCAGTGGTACACCGGCAGAAAGGAATCCACCATCTGGGAATTCGACAAGCCCAAGAAGAACGGCGATCATCCTACCATGAAGCCCATCCCTCTGCTGGCTTATCCCATCATGAATTCCTCCATGACCAACAGCGTGGTGCTGGACCCCTTCGGCGGCTCCGGTTCCACGCTGATTGCCTGTGAGCAGACCGACCGTATCTGTTACACAGTGGAGCTTGACGAAAAGTTCTGCGATGTCATCGTGAAGCGGTACATCGAACAGGTCGGCACTTCTGACGGTGTATCTGTACAGAGAGATGGGCTGACCTATCGATACTCCGAAGTGGAGGTACAATATGAATAATTTGACCCTGGGCAGTCTGTTTGACGGCTCCGGTGGTTTTCCGTTGGGCGGCTTGATTTCCGGTATCACACCTGTGTGGGCATCGGAGATCGAGCCGTTTCCCATTCGGGTCACCACCAAGCGGCTGCCCTTTATGAAACACTACGGCGACATCTCCCAGATGGATGGCGGGAAGATCGAACCTGTGGACATTATCTGCTTCGGATCACCCTGCACGGATATGTCCATTGCCGGACGCAGGGCCGGTCTGGAGGGCAAGCAGTCCGTCCTCTTCTATGAAGCCATCCGTATCATCAAAGAAATGAGGTGTGCAACCAATGGAAAATATCCCCGCTGGATCTGTTGGGAAAACGTCCCCGGCGCTTTCTCCTCAAACGGAGGCCAAGACTTCAAAGCAGTCCTCGACGCGATCCTCAGCATCGTCGAAGAAGATGCCCAGGTTCCTTTCCCTGACAAAGGATGGCCCCAATCGGATCTCTACATGGGTGAGCAATGGAGCATTGCGTACAGAGTACTCGATGCTCAATACTGGGGTGTCCCCCAGCGCAGAAAACGCATCTACCTTGTCGGAGATCTTGCAGGCCAATGTGCCGGAGAAGTACTATTTAAGTCCGAAGGCCTGTCAGGGTATTCTGCGGAGGGCTTCCGAGCGTGGCAAAGAGCTACCGGAGGTTCTGAAAAAGGCGCTGGAGCGTCAGGCCTCTGCGTAGACAGCTACAACAGTACCGTTGCCCCTGTGGCGGCAACGCTGGGTGTGAACTGCGGAATGTCTACCGGAAGAAACGGTGTGGTTCTGAATGACCAGGGCGGCAGCCGCATGGATATTACGCAGGATGTCACCTGCACCCTTCGTGCAGAAGCACATCATCCTCCTGTTGTAATGGACGAGCCGCCTATCTCTCTGGAAAACCATCCGACTGATGGTCGCGTAAGAATATCTGATGCGACCACAGTTCAGACACTGACTTCCCGTATGGGGACAGGCGGTAATAATGTTCCTCTGGTCATGAAAGCCTATGGAATCAGTTCCAAAGAGAGCAACGGCATGAAGTCCGACAATCCCCATGTGGGCTTCTACGAAGCGGATACAGCAAAGACCCTGGACGGCAACGGTGGTAATCCCGGATGTAACCAGGGCGGTATTGCTGTAGTCGAGAGTTATGCCATCCAAGGCTCCATGATCGGGCGCAGCATCCAGAATGGTCCCCAGGGTGACGGCATCAACGAAGATGTCAGCTTCACCCTCAATACTGTTGACCGCCATGCTGTTTACAGTATGACGACCGGCAGCTTCATGCAGTTCTCTGAGGAGATGGCCCCCACCGTTCTGGCAAGGGACTACAAGGACCCCACCGCCGTATGCTATGGGATCGGCAGAGACACCTTCAACCAGGGTAAGAATGCCAAATTCGCCCCCACTTTTGTAGAGGAACTCCAACCCACACTGGTGGCGAAGGGCCCCGGGGCTATTCAAAGCGGATACACTGTCCGCCGACTGACCCCCACCGAATGCGCCAGACTCCAAGGTTTTCCTGACTGGTGGTGTGATTGCCTGGGTACGGAAGAACCGACGGAAGCGGACATTGCATTCTGGACGGAGGTCTGGGAGACACACCGCCGTATCGTCAGCCCCAATACCAAACCCAAGAGCCGAAATCAGATCATCAAGTGGCTGCGTGACCCCCATTCAGATGCAGCAGAGTATAAGATGTGGGGCAACGGAGTGGCGCTTCCTTGCGTATGCTTCGTGCTTGCCGGCATCGTGTACTGTACACAATAAGCAGCTGTGGAATTCTACATTGTCTGGTCGATAAACAACTTGCTATTCCGGCCAGTCAGAGCGAATATGTGACTAACCAAAAACAAGGAGGAAATAGACCATGACATTTGAATTCCACTGCACCGGAGCAGACCGCAAGAAGCTGGTCACCACGACCGCTGTCCTCACAGAAACTGCCGCCAAGTACCTGGGCTCACCCACCTTTGCTTACCAGGTAGGCCCCTACCACATCGACATGAACGGCACCATGACGGTAGCCGAAGGCACTGCCGCCAGCGATGTTGATTATCTGATCGAACGGCTTTACGAGGAGGGATTCACCGCCGAAACCTCTGTGGAAGAAACTCATATCTGCATTTCCATGCCCAGCAGCCTTTTCACCGACACCGCCCTTGAGAACCTGGATGCCATCATCGCAGCCAAGGGCGAGCTGATCAAGAAGGCGCTGGGCATTACTGCGCTCCCGATCTTCCGTGAGGACGGGAAGGTTTGCTTCCCCTGGTTTCCCGGCGACGCGTCTCCCGAGGAAATCAAGGCCTACGACAATTTCATCTGCAAGCTCTGCGAAATGGCCCGCACCCAGAAGCGCATCACCGCCAAGGAGAAGGAAGTGGACAATGAGAAGTACGCCTTCCGCTGTTTTCTCCTGCGTCTGGGCTTCATTGGGGCTGAGTTCAAGACCGACCGCAAGATCCTGCTCCGCAACCTGTCCGGCAGCTCCGCCTTCAAAAGCGGTCAGCAAAAGGAGGTGCAGGCATGAACCGGATGATTTCCAAGGAAGCCTTACAAGCCCTCCGTGAGCGTTATCCCAAGGGCACCCGTGTGGAGCTGGTTCACATGGATGACCCCTACAACCGGAAGCTGGTACCCGGCTGCAAGGGCACGGTCATTTCGGTGGATTCCATCGGCACCATCCACGTTGCCTGGGACTGCGGTTCCAGCTTGGGCGTTGCTTATGGCGAGGATGCTTGCCGAAAAATTACTGAGACCGAGTAGTAAAAAAACGGATAAATCCACGCTAAAATACACGGTTTTAACCCCAAAACATTGTGTAGTTTATGCCTCAGATATAACTTGCTATATCGGCGAAGTAGAGCGAATATGTGTACACCGAAAGGGACAACAAACAAAACGGAGGTACACACCATGAACGCAAAGGTAGCCAGACAGATTGAGGAAATGAAGAAGCAGACCATCGGAGTCGAGGTCGAGATGAACAGCATTACCAGACGGAAGGCCGCAAAGCTGGCAGCCGAATTCTTCGGAACCAACCGCTTCCAGGACACCGCCTACCGCAACGGCTACTGCACCTGGAGTGCATGGGATGCCCAGGGTCGGGAATGGAAATTCCAGAGAGACAGCAGCATCCACGGCCCCGACAGCGAGAAGTGCGAGATGGTCACCCCGATCCTTACCTACGCCGACATGGAAACCCTGCAGGAGCTGATTCGCAAGCTCCGCAAGGCAGGAGCCAAGAGCGACCCCACCAGAGGCTGCGGTGTTCACATCCACATCGGAGCCAAGGGTCACACCCCTCAGACCCTCCGCAACCTGGCGAACATCATGGCAAGCCACGAACAGCTCCTCGCCGATGCCCTCGCAATCGACCACGGTCGGATGCGTTCCTACTGCCGGATGGTCAACCCCACCTTCCTAAACGAGGTCAACCGCAAGAAGCCCACCACCATGGCAAAGCTGGCGGACATTTGGTACACCAGCAACGGCGCTTCCTACGGCAGAGACCAGCACTACAACGACAGCCGCTACCATATGCTCAACCTCCACGCCACCTTCACCAAGGGAACGGTCGAGTTCCGCCTCTTCCAGTTCGATGCCCCTGCCAACGGAAAGCAGAACGGCCTCCACGCCGGACAGCTCAAGAGCTACATTCAGCTATGCCTGGCACTGAGCCAGATGGCAAAAGAAGTCCGCACCGCCAGCCCCAAGCCCCAGCAGACCGAGAACCCCAAGTACGCAATGCGCACCTGGCTCCTCCGCCTGGGCTTCATCGGCGACGAGTTCAAGACCGCCAGAGAGCTTCTCACCAAGCGGCTGGACGGCGACGCAGCCTTCAGAAGCGGTCGAGCCGCTTGAAGGACATAGCCACAGGCCCACTTGCCCGCTTCGGCGGGCTTAAGGTGGTAGAAGCACCTTTGCTTACAATCAATAGGAGGACTTGAACACATGGAAAAACGATACTACATTGCCTACGGAAGCAACCTGAATGTCCGGCAGATGCTGATGCGCTGCCCAGATGCGAGAATGATCGGCACCGCCACCATCCCCAACTACAGACTCATGTTCAAAGGCAGCAAGACCGGGTCTTACCTGACCATTGAACCCGAGAACGGCATGGAGGTTCCGGTGGGCGTGTGGGCCGTCAGTGCCGCCGACGAGCTGGCTTTGGATCGCTACGAGGGTTACCCCAACTTCTACTACAAAAAGGAGCTGGAACTGCCCATCACGGGAATCCGCTCCGGCAAGGTTCGCAACCGGAAGGTGTTCGTCTACATCATGCACGAGGATCGTCCGCTGGGGACTCCTACAAACTTCTACATGAGAACCTGCATGGAAGGCTACTACAATTTCGGATTCGATTACGAGTACCTGTTGCAGGCCTACGAATACAGCAAGGAGGGTGTACGAGTATGAAGGAGCAAGAACGGCATCAGGCGGTTTGTCCCAAATGCGGTACGGTCTACCATGACCGCCCCGCAATTTCCAGAGAGGACAACACCACGCTCATCTGTCCCGACTGCGGGACCCGAGAAGCTCTGATGACTCTGGGCATTGACCCGGAGGAGCAGGAGCAGATCATCCAGGCGATCCACCGGTGCAGGACGGGGGTGTGAGTATGTACCGCAAGTTCATTCAGGATCTGTACGACGGGAACATCGCCCCTTGTGAGCATCCGGTTTCAAAAGACTCTGAGCGCCACCGGATGACTGGGCAGGCTGCTGATAAAGCCAAGATGCTTCGCAGTGGCCTTGCACCAGAGCAGCAGAAACTGCTGGACGAGCTTCTGTCCGACCGTGGGTATCTGGATGCTCTCATTGAGCAGGACGGTTTCGTCATGGGCTTCCGGCTTGGTGCCCAGTTGATGATGGCGATTCTGGCGGACAATTCGGACAGTACATAGTACACATCCTGCCCGGTTTTCTTACGTAATCATTGTGTAGTTTATGCTCACATATAACTTGCTATTTTAGGCATTCAGAGCGAATATGTGTACACCGAAAGGGAAAACACACATTTTGGAGGACAACACAATGACAAAGAGAGAAATAAAGAAGCTGGAGAAGGAACTTTACAAGATCGCTGCCGCTTACATGGTTGCAGTTGACTCCCGAGGAAGCCTTGACGAGAAAGGCTGCGACAGCGAGGACTTCATTGAAGTTCCTGTTTGGGGAATCATGGGAGCCATGAAAAAGGCCTATGAACTGGGCAAGGCTCAGGCTTAAGGAGGGTGCGAACATGGAATTCACCACAATGGAACACCTTCAGATGCGAGTCTCCGCCAGCTACGGTGCGGTACTGAAATTCAGTGACAAGGTATTCGTTACCGACTGCCATTGGCGTGGCGGTTTCACCGCAGCCATTTATGAGTTCATTGAGACCCCTGAAGAGACCGGTTTGGGCGATATCGAATGCCGACTCAACCTGGTAGCAGAGGCCACAGAACGTTTCGTTGATAATGGCCACGCAATCGCCTGGTGCATGGCCCAGAAATAAGGAGGAAACATCATGGCAAAGACTGGACTGGAAATCATCAAGGCCCCCGATACCCCCGCCGGAGAGATCGCTGCGATCATCGGCAAGGGCCACCCGCCCTTTGAGGATGGCGGACAGGTCGCCTGTGACCTTGTCACCTGCGAACAGTGCTGGCTGGCTTGGCTGACCACGGGTAAGCCGCCTATCCCCAAGAAGTAACCTCAACCGCAATAGCCCTGGGACGGAGCCGTGAGGCTCTGTTCCTCGTATACCAAAAGTCGCACCGATCCCGGTGGCGGCTATTTTTTATGCCCTTTTGAGGAGGTGACTGCATATCAGAAAACTGAAAAAGTACAAACCAACCCGATTCATGGCGAAGGGCTCCTACTACGACAAGGACGCTGCGGATTATGCGGTCAGCTTTATCGAAGCGCTATGCCACACCAAAGGCACCTGGGCCAGAAAGCCCTTTGAACTGATCGATTGGCAGGAACAGATCATCCGTGATGTGTTCGGCACACTAAAGCCCAACGGCTACCGCCAGTTCAATACCGCATACATCGAGATCCCCAAGAAACAGGGCAAGTCCGAACTGGCTGCCGCTGTTGCTTTGCTTCTGACCTGCGGTGACGGTGAGGAACGTGCAGAGGTATATGGCTGCGCCGCCGACCGCCAGCAGGCCTCCATCGTTTTCAACGTGGCGGCTGACATGGTGCGTATGTGTCCGGCGCTGAGTAAGCGCGTGAAGATATTGGATTCCCAGAAGCGGCTGATCTACCAGCCAACGGGAAGTATCTACCAGGTGCTTTCCGCAGATGTCGGCAACAAGCACGGCTTCAACACCCACGGCGTTGTGTTCGACGAGCTACACACCCAGCCCAACCGAAAGCTCTTTGATGTTATGACCAAGGGTTCCGGCGATGCCCGTATGCAACCGCTGTACTTCCTGATCACCACAGCTGGCAACGACACCAAGTCCATCTGCTATGAGGTACACCAAAAGGCAAAAGACATCATCGAGGGCAGAAAGATCGATTACACATTCTATCCCGTCATTTACGGTGCGGATGACGGTGACGATTGGACGGACCCCAAGACCTGGAAGAAAGCCAATCCCTCCCTGGGAATCACCGTCGCCATTGAGAAGGTCAGAGATGCCTGCGAGTCTGCTAAGCAGAACCCCGGTGAGGAGAATGCGTTCCGACAGCTTCGTTTGAACCAGTGGGTCAAACAGGCTGTCCGCTGGATGCCTATGGAGAAATGGGATCGTTGTGCCTTTGTCGCTTCCGAAGACGAACTGGAAGGGCGCGTTTGCTATGGAGGTCTGGACTTGTCCTCCACAACGGACATCACGGCATTTGTGCTGGTGTTCCCACCGGAGGATGAGGACGACAAGTATGTGATCCTGCCGTACTTCTGGATTCCAGAGGACAACATGGAACTTCGTGTCCGGCGCGACCATGTGCCCTATGATATTTGGGAGCGCCAAGGTCACCTTCTGACCACAGAAGGCAATGTCGTTCACTACGGTTACATCGAAAAGTTCATCGAGCGACTGGGCGAACGTTTCAATATCCGGGAGATCGCCTTTGACCGTTGGGGCGCTGTACAGATGGTGCAGAACCTGGAAGGCATGGGCTTTACCGTAGTACCCTTCGGTCAGGGCTTTAAGGATATGTCTCCGCCCACCAAGGAGCTGATGAAACTGGTGCTGGAGGAAAAGATCGCCCACGGCGGTCATCCGGTACTGCGGTGGATGATGGACAACATCTTCATCCGCTCCGACCCAGCTGGCAACATCAAGCCGGACAAAGAAAAATCCACAGAGAAAATCGACGGTGCCGTGGCAACCATCATGGCACTTGACCGTGCGATCCGCTGTGGCAACGATACCAGCGCTTCGGTCTACGATGACCGGGGCATTTTGTTTATCTGAGCCTCTTTGTGCAACCGCCTATGATTTTGCAAAATCATAATCCGGCTGCATGATTTTCTGCTATACTGATGCTATCAACAGAAATACACAGGAGGTTCGCATATATGCAGCGTGAGTCCGACTACAAGGCATTCCTCATGCAGGAGAAAACCATTACCAGCAAGAAAGCTGTAGACTCAAGAATGGCAAGGGCCAGAAAGGCTGAAAGCATTCTGGGTCAGCAGCTGGACATCATCGTCGCGGATGATGATCTGATGTATGATTCCCTTGTCCAATTGAAGCCCCACGAAGACCTGGCACATACCCCCATGCAAAATGCCCTGCGGAAGTATTATAAGTTCTTCAACGGGAAGGAATTCCCACAGCTTCGTTACTATAAGAGATAACCCAATACTTGAGAGCGTCTATCGGAAACGGTAGGCGCTTTTCTTATGCCCAAATGAAGGAGGTTTGAATGCACAAACCCACACTACACGTGGTGTCGTTGTCCGGGGGTAAAGATTCCACCGCCATGCTTCTGCGAATGCTTGAAGAAGGCTGGCCTGTGGACTTGATCCTGTTCTGTGATACCGGAATTGAATTCGAAGCCATGTACCGCCATATCGACAAATTGGAGCAGTACATTGGCAGACCTATCACACGGCTCAAAGCGGAACAAAGCTTTGAGTATCTGTTTCTGGAGCATATGCCAAAACGCCGTAATCCCGAACTGGCTGACAGAAAGGGATTTAGCTGGGCCGGTCCCCGAAACCGATGGTGTACAGCTACACTTAAGACCCGCGTCATTGATCGCTTCCTGAAGGATCTGGCGAAAGACCATGAGCTGGTTCAGTACATCGGCATCGCTGCTGACGAACCGAAACGAGTCAGGGAGATGCGCTATCCTCTGGTGGAATGGGGCATGACGGAAGCCGACTGCCTTGCTTACTGCCGGGAACGCGGCTTTGACTGGGACGGTCTGTATGACATTTTCCACCGTGTGTCCTGTTGGTGCTGTCCGCTGCAATCCTACGATGAACTGAGAAAGCTTCGTAAGCACTTCCCTGAAAAGTGGGAACAGCTCAGAGTCTGGGACAAACAGACCTGGCGCACATTCGTAAAACACTATTCTGTAGAACAACTGGAAAGACGCTTTGCATTTGAGGACGACCGCCTTGCACAAGGGCTGCCCATCAAAGGCAAGGCGTTTTTTGATGCCCTCAAAGAACACATGAAGGAGAGTGAACCCTAATGGCCATTCTGTCTGGTTTGTTCCGTTCCAGAGACAAGCCCCAAAACCGTACCGTCGGCAGCAGCTACAGCTTTTTCCTGGGCAACAGCGCCTCCGGCAAGCCGGTCACGGAACGCTCCGCCATGCAGATGACGGCAGTGTATTCCTGTGTCCGAATCCTTGCGGAGGCCGTTGCCGGTCTGCCTGTCCACCTTTACCGATACACCGAGGACGGCGGCAAAGAGAAGGCTTTGGATCATCCGCTGTATCGTCTGCTCCATGATGAGCCGAACCCGGAAATGAGTTCTTTCGTGTTCCGGGAGACACTCATGACCCATCTGCTTCTCTGGGGCAATGCCTATGCCCAGGTTATCCGAAACGGCAAAGGCGAAGTGGTGGCACTGTACCCGCTGATGCCCAACAAAATGACCGTGGACAGAGATGAAAACGGTCAGCTGTACTACACCTACCGCCGCTCCAAGGAGGAAGCCCCCACCATGGAAGGTTCCTCGGTGACCCTGAAACCCTCCGATGTGCTGCACATTCCCGGTCTGGGCTTTGACGGTCTGGTGGGCTACAGCCCCATTGCCATGGCAAAGAACTCCATCGGCATGGCCATTGCCTGCGAGGAGTACGGCGCTAAGTTCTTCGCCAACGGCGCTACACCCGGCGGCATCCTGGAACACCCCGGCACGGTCAAAGACCCTCAGAGGGTGCGTGACAGCTGGAACTCTGCCTTCGGCGGCAGCTCCAACGCCAATAAGGTGGCGGTGCTGGAAGAGGGCATGAAATACACGCCCATCTCCATTTCCCCGGAGCAGGCGCAGTTCCTGGAAACCCGAAAATTCCAAATCAATGAAATCGCTCGAATTTTCCGAGTGCCGCCCCATATGGTCGGCGATCTGGAAAAGTCGAGCTTTTCCAATATTGAGCAGCAGTCCCTTGAGTTTGTGAAATACACCCTGGACCCCTGGGTGGTGCGTTGGGAGCAGTCCATTCAGCGTGCCCTTCTGACCCAGGAGGAAAAGCAGAAGTATTTTGTCAAGTTCAATCTGGAAGGTCTGCTCCGTGGCGATTACCAGAGCCGCATGAACGGCTACGCCATCGGTCGCCAGAACGGCTGGATGTCCGCTAACGACATCCGAGAGCTGGAAAACCTCGACCGCATCCCTGCGGAAGACGGCGGCGACCTGTACCTCATTAATGGCAATATGCTCCCCCTGAAAAATGCGGGTGCTTATGCAAACCTCACTACCGAAGGAAAGGAGAACAAAACCGATGAAGAACAAGAAGTTCTGGCAGTGGAAGAACGAGGCCGCAAGCGAAAGCGGTGAGGCCGTGCGTGTTCTGGAGCTGAACGGCACCATTGCCGAAGATAGTTGGTTTGACGATGACATCACCCCCAAGATGTTCCGGGACGAGCTGTTCGCAGACACCGGTGATGTGGTCATCTGGATCAACAGCCCCGGCGGCGACTGCATCGCTGCAAGCCAAATCTACACCATGCTCATGGACTACACAGGCAATGTCACCGTCAAGATCGACGGCATCGCCGCATCCGCTGCATCCGTGATCGCCATGGCAGGCACCAAGGTTCTCATGGCTCCCACCGCACTGATGATGATCCACAACCCCGCCACCTTTGCATTCGGTGACCACGAAGATATGCGTCGTGCCATTGAGATGCTGGACGAGGTCAAGGAGTCCATCATCAATGCCTACGAGATCAAGACCGGCCTGTCCCGTGCCAAGCTCAGCCACCTCATGGAAAACGAGACCTGGATGAACGCCAACAAGGCTGTGGAGCTGGGCTTCGCAGACGGCATTCTGGAGGATGCCAAGCGTATGCCCGCTGCTGATTCCTATGCCTTCTCCGGCAAGACCGTGGAGGCTGCCATCATCAACAAAGCCCGTGCCAAGGCCAAGCCCGCCGCGCAGGCAAAGCCCACCGGTCGTTCCGTGGACGAACTCATGGAGCGACTCAATCTGCTGAAATATTAACTTTTGGAGGTAACTACTATGACTATCAACGAACTGCGCATTAAGCGCGCCAAGGCCTGGGAGGCCACCAAGGCATTCCTGGATTCCCACCGCAACTCCGATGGCGTTCTGTCCGCAGAGGACGATGCCACCTACACCCGCATGGAGCAGGAAGTCACCGACCTGGGCAAGGAGATCGCCCGTCTGGAGCGCCAGGAGGCCGTCGACCGTGAGATGAACGCTCCCACCAGCCAGCCTCTGACCCAGAAGCCCGGCAACACCAAGACCGAGGAAAAGACCGGTCGTGCCACCGATGCCTACAAGGCTGCGTTCTGGAACGCTACCCGCGCGCGTGACGGCATTACCTATGAGGTGCGTAACGCTCTGCAGGTCGGTGCCGACTCCGAGGGTGGCTATCTGTGTCCCGATACCTTTGCGGACGAGCTGGTCAAGGGTCTGACCGCCCAGACCGTTGTCCGTTCCCTGGCAAAGGTCATCAACACCTCTTCCGGCCAGCACAAGATCCCTGTTGTCGCTTCTCGCGGTACTGCGTCCTGGATTGAAGAGGAAGGTCCCATCCCCGAGGGCGACGACATCTTCGGTCAGCAGCACATCGGTGCCCACAAGGTTGGTACTCTGATCAAGGTGTCCGAGGAACTGCTGCATGACTCCGCGTTCGACCTGGAGCAGTACTTCATCGATGAGTTCGCACGTCGTATCGGTAACAAGGAGGAAGATGCCTTCCTGAACGGTGACGGTGCAGGCAAGCCCACCGGCATCCTGAACGATGCCGAGGTCGGTGTCACCGCAGCTTCCGCAACCGCCATCACCGCAGATGAGCTGGTTGACCTGTTCTACTCCCTGGATGCGCCTTACCGCACCAACGCTGTGTGGCTGGTCAACGACTCCACCATGCGTTCTATCCGTAAGCTGAAGGATGCCAACGGTCAGTACCTGTGGCAGAAGGCTCTGCACGAGGGTGACCACGAGACCCTGCTGGGCAAGCCCATCTTCCATTCTCCCTTTGCTCCCGAGCTGGGTGCCGGTAAGAAGGCTGTGGCGTTCGGCGACTTCTCCTTCTACTGGATCGGTGACCGCACTGGCATTACCTTCCGTCGCCTGAACGAGCGTTACGCCGACACCGGTCAGGTTGGCTTCCTGGCTACCAAGCGTGTCGACGGCAAGCTGATTCTGCCCGAGGCCGTTAAGGTCCTGCAGATGAAGGCTGCGTAAGTGAAACGCCATGAGCTATAACACCAAGAACTACACCGAGCAGGGTGGCGACACCACTGTGATCGGCGGCACGCTGGAAATCAAGGAGGGAGCCCAGGTCAAAGGGCTCCCCGCAAGCTATATTCTCGTCGACTGTGGTGGCGTTCTGCTGGAGGAAATGCTGGCGGGGCCTGTGGATATTACCAAGGCGATCTCCGTCAAGGAGTTCCAGAATATCTGCAAAACGCCTTTGCCCAAAGTGGTCACCGGTTTGCACCAGGGCAACAAGGACCACCACTTTCATATGCAGTGCGTCTGTAACAGCGAAAGCGACATGGTCGGCGCTGCCTGGCTGGTCAACGGCTCCACAGCTGCCATGACCACGCTCTTCTCGGCGTACATCTACGTGGAGAACAAGCGCGTCTTCATCAGAGCGCACATGAAAGAACTGACCTGATCCTTAATGGCAGCATCGTTTTGAGCGGTGCTGCCGTTTCCTTTTGGAGGTGAATCAAGATGCTCACATTGGAAGAAGCCAAGAACTATCTGAGAGTCGACTTCCCGGATGACGACGACCTCATTACCGGGCTGATCGCCACCGCTCAGACCCTATGCATGGACATCGCACGGATGGAGGACGCTGACGAATTCTCCGCCAGCGGCGAGAACTCCCGCACCGCTGTGCTGTATGCCGTTGCCTATCTGTATGAGCATCGGGAGGAAGCCGACCACCATGCTCTGACACTAACCATCCGGGCACTGCTGTCCGGTATGCGGAAGGAGGCCTTCTGATATGGATATTGCACTTCTGAACACACGCATTGCCATCCAGAAGGCTTCCGTCACCGCAGATAAAATCGGTAATCGAAAGAACGGCTGGACGGACTATTACAGTTGTGCTGCCACCGTTAGCGGTGAGGCCTCCAGCTCTGTTGGCAGTGAAAAGGATGCCGCTGGTACAACCGTAGACCACTCGGATATTGCTTTCACCGTTCGTTGGTGTGATGCCGTATCCAAAGTCGATTCTGTTGGGTATCGGATTCTGTTCAACGGTGCCATATATAACATTCTGGCTGTGGACCATATGAGCTTCAAAAAGAAGTCCATCAAGTTCCGCTGCAAGAAGGAGGTGCGCTCCTAATGGCTGGTGTCAGCATTGATGCGATGGCTGATGCCATCATGGAAGGTCTGTTGGAGTACGCCGACATGGCCACCGACGAAATGAAAACCGCTGTGAAGAAAGCTGGCAGAACTGTGCGGAAGGAGATTCAGGCTGGCGCTCCCGTGAAGTCCGGTGCGTATCAGAAGAGCTGGGCTGTGAAAACCATGAAGGAGTCCTCCAACGCTCTGGAGGTGGTCGTTCATTCCAAGAACCGCTATCAGCTGGCGCACCTTCTGGAAAAGGGCCATGCCAAACGCGGCGGCGGTCGTGTGGGTGGTAAAGCCCACATTGCCCCTGCCGAACAGTCCGGCATTGAACAGCTGGAACGAGACATTGAGAGGGCTTTGCAACATGGATAAAATACTCACTATTCTGGCGGAGGTCGGCATTCCGTTTGCCTATGACCATTTCGCCGAGGGTGAGTCCCCGGACCCGCCCTTCATCTGCTATCTGCTGCCGGGTACCAACCACTTCGCAGCAGACGGCATCGCTTACTTCAAAATCAACGAAGTGAATATTGAGCTGTACACCGACATCAAGGACTTGGAGGTGGAACAGCGACTGGAAGCCGTGCTGGATCAGCATGGCATTTTTTACGCCAAGTCCGAGGTATGGATCGAGAGCGAACGGCTCTATGAGGTCCTGTATTCTTTTGAATTGGAGGCTTAACTATGTCTACGAAAAACAACAAGGTCAAGTACAACCTCAAGAATGCGCATTACGCGCTTCTGACCATCGGCGAGGACGGCACTGTGACCTATGCAACCCCTGTCCCTATGCCCGGTTCTGTGTCCATTTCTCTGGACGCAAACGGCGAACCCGAAAACTTCTACGCTGATGGCATTGCCTACTATGTCATCAACAACAACATGGGCTATGAGGGCGATCTGGAACTGGCCATGATTCCCGAGTCCTTCCGCACCGATACGCTGAAGGAAATGCTGGATGACAACGGTGTTCTGATTGAGAACTCTGAAGTGGAAATGGCTGCATTTGCTCTGCTGTTCGAGTTCGACGGTGACAAGAAGCACATCCGTCATGTCATGTACAACTGTACCGCATCCCGTCCGGGCATCGAAGGCAAGACCAACGAGGACTCCAAGGAAGTTCAGACCGAGACTCTGACCATCGCAGCGCTGCCTCTGCCCAACGGCATGGTCAAGGCCAAGACTGGCAACACCACCGATGCTACCGTTTACGCCGACTGGTACAAGTCTGTGTATATGCCCACCATTACCGAAAGCGAGGCTGAATAACCATGAGCATGGTCAAGAAAATCGAGATCGACGGTAAGCAGGTGCCTTTCCGTGCATCTGCTGCCATTCCCCGCATTTACCGCATCAAGTTCCACCGCGATATCTACAAGGATCTCCGGGAACTGGAGAAGAGCGTAGGCAGTGCCGACCCTGAGAACTCCAATCTGGATCTGTTTTCTCTGGAGATGTTCGAAAACATCGCCTACGTTATGGCTCGTCATGCTGACCCCGGCATTCCCGACACCCCGGAAGAGTGGCTGGACGGTTTCAACACCTTCTCCATCTACCAGGTTCTGCCTCAGATCATTGAACTGTGGGGCCTGAACACTCAGCAGGAAGTGGAGTCTAAAAAAAACTTCGCCCAAGTGACCGCCAGATGACAACCCCGTTGTTCCTGCTCCGCTGTGTCCAGCTGGGCCTTTCTATCCGGGATCTGGAACTGCTGACCATCGGCATGATTAACGATATGTACGCAGAGAGCAGGAATGACGATTACACCTATGCCACCCTGGCCACCCAGGAAGACTTCGACAAATTCTAAGCGAAAGGAGGTGCCTTTGTGGCCGGACGCATTAAGGGTATTACCGTTGAAATCGGCGGTGATACCTCCAAACTTTCCGATGCGCTGAAAGGCGTAAATAAGGAAATCAAGAATACCCAGTCCCAGCTGAAGGACGTGGAAAAGCTGCTGAAGCTTGACCCCGGCAATACCGAACTGTTGGCTCAAAAGCACCGCCTTCTCGGTGATGCGGTCAAGGAAACGAAGCAGAAGCTGGAGACTCTAAAGACCGCCGCTGAACAGGCAAACGATGCTCTCGCACGAGGCGAAATCAGCCAGGAGCAGTATGATGCCCTGCAGCGTGAAATTGCTGAAACGGAAGCTGCACTGGAACGGCTGGAGGAGCAGGCTGGTCAGTCCGCCACCGCTCTCCAGAAGATTGCGGCAACTGGCGAGGATATGAAGAAACTGGGCGGTAAAATTACCGACGCTGGTGAGGCCATCATGCCTGCCTCCGCTGCGGTGACCGCTCTGGGTGTAGCCGCTGTGAAAACCGCTGCCGACTTCGATACAGCAATGAGCCAGGTGGCTGCTGTGTCCGGCGCGACTGGTGAGGATCTGGAAGCTCTCCGGGATAAAGCCCGTGAGATGGGCTCCAAGACCAAGTTCTCTGCATCCGAAGCCGCTGAAGCCATGAACTACATGGCCATGGCAGGCTGGAAGACCGGAGATATGCTCAGCGGTATCGAGGGCATCATGAACCTTGCCGCCGCTTCTGGAGAGAGCCTCGCAACCACCTCGGATATCGTCACCGACGCTCTGACTGCTTTCGGCCTGACCGCTGCGGATTCCGGGCATTTCGCCGATGTCCTTGCGGCAGCTTCTTCCAATGCAAACACCAATGTTTCCATGATGGGCGAAACCTTCAAGTATGCTGCTCCTATCGCAGGTGCTTTGGGCTTCTCCGTTGAGGATACTGCCGAAGCCATTGGTCTGATGGCAAACGCGGGTATCAAGTCTACCCAGGCTGGTACTTCGCTTCGTACCATCATGACCAACCTTTCCGGTGAGGTCAAAATCTGTGGTGCATCCATCGGCGAGGTCACCATTGCCACCACCAATGCAGACGGCTCCATGCGTGAGTTGTCTGATATTCTGGCAGACTGCCGTACTGCTTTTAACGGCCTGTCTGAGTCCGAACAGGCTGCGGCGGCAGAAGCTCTGGTGGGCAAGAACGCCATGTCCGGCTTCCTGGCTTTGATGAATGCTGCCCCTGCCGACATTGACAAGTTAAGTAATGCGATTGCCAACTGTGACGGCAAATCTCAGGAGATGGCCGATACCATGCAGGACAACCTCGCTGGCCAGCTGACCATTCTGAAGAGTGCGCTGGAGGAGCTGGCGATTTCCTTTGGTGAACTGCTGATGCCCGCCATCCGGGCAATCGTAGAGGCCATCCAGGGCTTTGTCAATGTACTCAACGGTATGGGTGATGGAACAAAAACCGTCATCATCACCATAGGCCTGCTGGTTGCGGCACTTGGCCCGGTGCTGATTATTGTTGGTAAGGTCATCACCGCTGTTGGCACGATTATGACCATCCTCCCTAAAATTGGCCCGGCAATCACCGCTGTGAAGACCGCCTTCGGTGCCCTTAACACCGTCATGGCAGCCAACCCCATCATGCTGGTCATCGCCGCCATCGCAGCTCTCGTAGCTGCGTTTATTTATTTGTGGAACAACTGTGAGGGCTTCCGGGAGTTCTGGATCAACCTCTGGGAGAACATTAAGGAGTTCGCCATTGCTGTATGGGAAGGCCTGAAAAGCTTCTTCTCCGCAGCCTGGGAGGCTATCAAGTCCACCGCAGTCACGGTGTTTACCGCCATTAAGGATTTCTTCGTAAACGCCTGGGAAGCCATCAAGAGCGTGTTTACTGCCGCTTTTGAGATCATCAAATCCCTGTTCACCGCCTACTTTGAAATCTACAGAACTGTAGTAGAAACGGTGTTCAACGCCATCAAGTTGGTCATCAGCACTGCCTGGGAGGCTATTAAGGGTGTATTCACAACCGTTCTGAATCTGATTAAGACCCTGGTCACCACCCATTTCAATGTGGTGAAAACCATCATCCAGAATGTGATGACCACCATCCAGACGATTATTAGCACGGTTTGGACAGCAATCCAGACTGTGATTACAACCGTCCTCACGGCCATCCAGACCATTTTCAGCACCATCTGGAACGCCATCAAGAGTATCGTGACCAGCGTGGTCAGCGCCATCAAGTCCTTCATCATCGGTGACTTTGAGGGCGTGCGGGCTTCCATCAGCTCTATCATGTCCACGATCCAGTCCACCATCAGCACGGTCTGGAATACCATCAGTTCTACCGTAAGCACAGTGGTCACCACGATCAAAACCACGGTACTGAATATCTTCCAGTCTATCAAGGACGGCATCAGTAATACCATCAGCGGTATCTACAATACCATCAAGTCCGGCTTTGACCAGGCGGTTTCCTATGTGACCGGGTTGGCTTCCCAGGCATTCTCCTGGGGTGCTGACATCATCGACGGCATTGTTAGCGGCATCAGGAGTGCTATTGGCAGGGTCAAGGATGCGGTCAGCAACGTGGCCAGTACCATCCGCTCCTATCTGCACTTCTCTGTACCCGATGTCGGCCCCCTTACGGACTACGAAAGCTGGATGCCCGACTTCATGGCTGGTCTTGCCAAGGGCATCGAGCAGAGCAAGCATTTGGTGGAGAAGGCTGTGTCCGGCGTTGCCGGGGACATGGTTATCAGCCCCAAGATGGCTGCACTTCAGCTCGCTGGAGGCGGTACCGTGGAAACTGGTGCGGTCAACGCTTCCGACGGCGCAGTTAGCACACTGCTGTCCGACCTTCGGGATATGATCAGCAATCTTCCCGCTGGCGGCAATATTACTATCCCCGTGTATCTGGGCAACACGCTTCTGGATGAAGTTATCGTCGATGCCCAGAACCGACAGAACCTACGCTCCGGCGGCAGATAAGGAGGTGTGACCCGTGGCGTTTCATAACTACCTTGCCTTTAACGGCGAGACCTTACCCCATCCCGATTCCTATGATGTTTCCATGGATGATGTGGAAGCGGAATCCTCCGGCGAAACGGAAGCCGGAACCAAGCAGCGTGATGTGGTGCGCTCCGGCGTTCACACCATCGCTGTTTCTTTTTCTGTTACGGCGGTATGGCTGAAGAAGCTGACCGCCTACAAACAGATTCCCAAACTGAAGGTTCGGTTCTTTGACCCGGAGGTCGCGGAATTATCCGAAGCGGAAATGTATATCGAAGGGTTCAAAGTAGCCCTCAAAAAGGATACTTCCTACGGTGGCTTGTGGACGGTGTCCTTCGATCTAAAGGAGTTCTGAGGAGGTGAAGTATGTACTCTGTTTCAAATGTGTTTATGGAGGCGGTGGAAAGCAACAGCCGTAAGTATTACTGGCATGGCACCATCGACACCGTAGGCGGACAGCACTACGACTTCACTGACCGGGACATTGTCAAAGGCTCCGGCTACATCACCCGGCAGTGCTGCGGCAGTAATGAGATCGAACTGGGTACGGTGTACTCTGCTGAGATGGGCATCACCCTCTTTTCGAACATCGACCGCTATACCTTGGAGGATGCGATCGTCAAGCTGTATTTCACCCTGGTGCTGGCGGACGGCTCGGAAGAGACCATCCCTATGGGGGTCTTTGAGGTAACGGAAGCGAACCGCAAGATCAACTGTCTCGAGCTGAAGGGCTACGACTATATGCTCCGATTTGAGAAGGACTTCAAAATCACCGACTCCAGCGGCAATGCCTACCACTACCTTAACGCCGCCTGTACCGCCTGTAAGGTGGAACTGGCCCATACAAAAGCGGAGGTGGAAGCCCTGCCCAACGGCAAGCAGGTGCTGGGCATCTACTCGGATAATGATATCGAAACCTGGCGCGATTTGCTGTACTACACCGCCCAGGTGCTGGGCTGTTTCTGTCAGATCAACCGGGAGGGCAAACTGGAGCTGGTCTACTATGGCGAGGTACCTGTGGCCACCATTCCCACCACGCACCGCTTCACCAGCAGCTACTCTGACTTCGTGACCCGGTATACCGCTGTATCTTCCACGAACATGATGTCCGAGATTGCCGAGTATTACGCTCTGGCTGTGGATGACGGTCTGACCATGAATTTGGGCGTGAACCCCATGCTCCAGTTCGGTTTGAAGACCACTCGTGAGAAGCTGCTGACCAACATCCTGAACTGCGTGGCGAAAGTCAACTATGTACCGTTTGATTCCACCACCATTGGCAATCCTGCCTTTGATCCCGGCGATGTGGTGACTTGCACGGGCGGTCATGCGGACGAGACCAAAGTCAGCTGTATCACCAGTATCACCTACAACATCGGTGGCAAACACGCTATCAAGTGCGTGGGTAAGAACCCCAGACTGGCCCATGCCAAAAGTAAGAACGACAAGAACATCATCGGTCTGCTAAACCAGGTGGAAGCGGGTAAAACCGTTGTGTACAGCTTCGTCAACGTGGCTCCCATCACCATCGGTCAGACAGCCACAGAGATTCTGGCCATTACCTTTACCTCAAAAGAGGAAACCTCCGCGTCCTTTCTGGCGGAGGTGCTTTTGACCATTGATGCGCCGGAGTATTCACGCATTGTAGAAGGCACCGCAGTGACCACAGACTCCACTGGCGCGGAGACTACCTCCACGGTGTCCTTTTCCTTCACGGACAAGGAAAAACCGGATCTGAAGGTCACCTACAAAATGAACAATGAGGAGCTGGATACCTTTTACCCAACTCACACCTGCATTGACGGTCGATACATTCTGACGCTGTTTCTGCCCATCCCGCAGGTGGTAGCCAACAGCGAAAACACGCTGGCAGTATTGCTGGAAATGAGCAGTGGCTCGGCAAGCATTGGTGAGGCACAAATCCGTGCCACCGTCAGCGGCCAGGGCCTGGTTGCTGGTCTGGGTGAATGGAACGGTCGTTGTAACTTCACAGACCACATTTCCCGTATCGAAATCCCGGACGCTGAGTTTGGCATCTTCGGTCTGGAGGATGAACTGGTTGTTGAGTTCCCGATTCATGAACCTTATGTCATTCAGCAGAATATCGACAGAATTGTATTCCCCGATACGCCCTTTGGATATGATCTGCTGAACAGCCTTATTACCGTGGATGAGATTTATAAGACCTTCACCATGGATAAGCAGTTCCCCGGTGAGTACAACCCCAACGTCATCGCAATCAAATACACTGGAGCATTCTACATGATGAATGACGTCACCGTGTCCAGCGCAGCTGATGCCGTCAACTACGGCCAGCTACAGCGTCTGGACATCGACACCACACCCTATTCCAGCATTGACAATATCGAGGTGAGCCTATGCTGATTGATCCTACCCTTTACAACTGGAGTCAGACGGCTCCCATCATCATTAGCCTGGAAGCCTTGGAGCAGGAGGTTGCTTCGGCTGTGCCTGTGCGGATCTACAAAGTCAGTGGAACCGCGCAGGTTTCCTTTTACGAGGACGCAGAAAGAACCAAGCTGGTGTATTCAGGGGCGCTGCCCTGGAAACCTGCTGAGCCTGTGGCCTGCGATGGGCTGTATGTGGTCAGCGATACCCTGACCGACCTGAAAGTGGTCGCAGAGGCTGGTGTTCGGAAGATCGACTTCACGCCGTACCTGGACACCACCTCTGGCATGACTGCTATCAGCAGTGCCTACAACGATGACAGCTACTATACCGCCACGGGTCTCAGCACCTTTAAGTTCAACGGCAAGTCTGGCTCCACCATCTATATTTCCAGCAACCATTACATTGGTTTCGGCAGCAACACGGAGCATATTAAAATCCTGCGCCGAGATGGCTGCTCCACCTATATCCGCAGACAGGCTGGCACCTTTGATGACGGTACTTCCTTCGTGAAGATTCGCTTCGAGGGTTACACCGTTTACAGCAACCGTGTGGCATCCAACCGTCTTATTTTTGAGCTGTTCATCCTTTCCAACAACGATATGTTCCTCAACATGATTACCACACCCACCAGTGGCAACACTGGCACATCCCAGTTGGTGGCAAGCTCCACTACAGATTTGAACCTCTTTGACGGTGCTGGCGGGGGTCCTGTGGTCAGCTTCTATCACAAGGACAACTACGGCTACAACTGGGATGTGGCGTATGCAGACTATGAAGCGACTGCCGCATACACGCCCTTGTACCTGGTGAAGCAGGGTGACAAGCTCTACACCGTTACAGATGGGGCGCTGGTGGAGATCCCCGAAACTGAGCCAACCGCAGCGGTATTCGTGGAGTATGGTGTATCTGAAGCACCTGCAAGCGAACTGCTGGTGCCGTTGGGAAACCACTCTGTTTACTGCTGGTCTTCCGGGGATGTCGGGAAAAAGCTACAGGGCGACCTGGTGGCGTACCCTCATCCCAGTGCAATTGAAGCCGTGGCTGACATGAGCCACCCGTCCATTCTGGGGTTGAGCCTCATGACCGCAGACTTTTCTGGGAATGTAACTGTGTCCATCTCGTTAGATGACCGGGTTTCCTGGTCGGAGGAAGTGGCTCTTTCGGACTGGCTGAACAACAATCTGGACGAGTTGTTTAACAGCCTGCCGGAAAGTAAGCGGCTGTACCTTCGCTTCATCCTCCATGATGACGCAACCATCTCCCGATTCAAAATTACCTACATCAACTCGTAAAGGAGGAGACCCATGCTCAAGGGTACTATGAAAATTGAACTGACCGATGTGCATACGGGCAAGACAGAAACCGTTCTGGAGCAGAATATGGTCACCAACCAGCTCTCCAACATCTTCCGGCACATGGGTTACTGCAAAGACCCGGACAAACTGCTGACGGACTGGGCACCCCACTACAAAACCCTGTTGGGTGGCCTGCTGTTATTCGATACTCCCATTGAGGAAGAGCCCGATATGGTGTATCCGCCTGCGGAGGCGAACCTGGTGGGCTGCGCCGTCTACAATATGCAGAACAGTACCACCAACACTGTCCGGGGAGGCTACAACGCCACTGAAAGTGAACTTAATACTGCCAACGGCTACATGAAGTATGTGTATGACTTCACCACCGCCCAGGCTAACGGCACCATTGCCTGTGCCTGTTTGACCCATGTTAATGCCGGATACAGCGGTTACGGCGGCAAGGATGTAGCAAATCTGTCCTCCACACCCGTGCTGGGGCTCTCCATTGATACCGGTGCTATGCAGTATGTTTACACAAGCTATACGGGTGGCACTACAGGTGACCACTATTCTGGTATCACAATTGGTACTACCGAGATTCTCTTCCTCATCGACCCGGAAAACGATTGTGCCTACTATTTCCGTCTCAATAGTGCAACGGGAATCACCATTGTCAAACGCAGAGCCCAGATGCGTAGCATTTCGGTTCTGAGTAGCCCTCGTACCACCAAGCCCATTCTGGAGAGTTTTACCCTGTCACTGAACACATCTATCCCCACATCCTACCTCAGCTGGAACTTCGACCCCGCCACCAACGCTTTGTACATCTGCGGATCGTCTGCCAGCTACAAGGCCGCAAACACATCTTTTCTCATTACAAAGATTGCGTTTGAAACCTGGACGGTGACCCAGTACAACATGAGCAATACGACTGGTGTACAGATTACCACCAACGGTACTCGTTTCTGCTTCTGCCATGACGGCTTTGCCTATGTCAAAAGCTATAACAGCCCTTATGAGGTGTACAAGCTGGAAATTGGTAACGCCGCTAACGTGACAAAGATGAACCGGAATGGGTTTACAGTCAGTGGCTATCCGATATTCGCAATTAATGGCCGTGTTTACTATGAAAGTTACGATGACCAGCTTCGTATCGTGAACTCCCATAACAACGAGGTGCTGAGTACCGAGGCAATCCGAATCTGCTCTGGTGACCGTTACCAGGCATCGTACACGCCAATCAGAAATGACAAATCCCTGTTCTATGTCAGTGCGGGTAATTACACTACCTACGGCTTTTGCATCATGACCAATTATCTGGCCACCATCAACAACCTGGCTGAACCTGTTACCAAGACGGCAGACAAGACCATGAAGGTAACCTACATCATCCAGGAACAGTAAATTATGCGGCTATCTCCGTTTTGGGGATAGTCGTATTTTTATATCAAACGAGGAGGAACAAGCTATGGATCTCACGACCCTTGCGGCAACGATCACGGCACTGGGCGTTGTGTTCGGTGCGATTTTTGCCGCACACAAATGGTTTCTGAAACAGGAAAAGCAGGATGCCGATATCAAGGCCATTAAGGAGGAGCAGACCGTGCTGGTACACGGTGTGCTGGCTTGCCTTATGGGTTTGAAGGAGCAGGGCTGCAACGGTCCCGTGACGGATGCCATCAACGCAATCGAGAAACACATCAACAAACAGGCTCACAAGTAAAGGAGGAACCTACTATGACCAATTTCACCGACATCACCACCATCCCCGCACTGGCTGCCATCGTGTACACCATCATCGACATCGCCAAGACCGCTATGGGCGGCGACCAACGCTTCAAGCGCTTCATCCCCCTGATCGCCTGCATTCTGGGCGCAATCTGCGGTGTGGTTGCTTTCTACTTCGTCCCCGGCGTTCTGGACACTCAGAATCTTCTGGTGGCCCTTGTCCTGGGCGCAGCCAGCGGTCTGTCCGCTACCGGTGCTAACCAGATCGGCAAGCAGCTGACCCATACCACTACTGCGGAGGAATAACCAATGAACCTGCACAAGCTTTTCTTAACTGAAAACGCCTGCTACAAGGCAGGCAGAACCATTACCGTCAAGGGTATCATGGTTCACTCCACCGGGGCCAACAATCCCAGCTTGAAGCGGTACGTTGGCCCCAACGACGGTCTCCTGGGCGAGAACAAGTATAACAACCACTGGAATACAGATCGCCCCGGCGGTCGCCAGGTCTGCGTCCATGCCTTCATCGGCAGACTGGCAGACGGCACCGTTGCCACGTACCAGACACTCCCATGGAATCACCGGGGCTGGCACGCTGGTGGCTCTGCCAACAACACCCATATTGGTTTCGAGATTTGCGAAGACGGTCTCACGGACAGCACCTATTTCTCCCAGGTGTACCGTGAGGCCGTTGAACTTTGTGCCATGCTCTGTAAGGAGTTCGGCCTGACTGAGCAGAATATCATCTGCCACAGCGAGGGCTACAAGCAGGGTGTGGCATCCAACCACGGTGACGTTATGCACTGGTTCCCCAAGCACGGCAAGAGCATGGATACCTTCCGTGCTGATGTAAAGGTTCTGCTGGAGGGTAAAGAGGAAACTACCGCTCCTGTTACCGGCAAGGATGCCGAGGCCACCATCTGGGAGTACCTTTTTGCCAAGCTGGGCAATGCCTACGGTACCGCTGGTCTGATGGGCAACCTCTATGCCGAGTCCGGATTGAACCCCACCAACCTGCAGAACACCTACGAAAAGAAGCTGGACTATACTGATGCTACATACACCGCTGCGGTGGACGATGGCACCTACGATAATTTCGTGAAGGACTGTGCTGGTTACGGCCTTGCCCAGTGGACATACTGGAGCCGGAAGCAGGGACTGCTGGAGCTGGCCAAGGCGGAGGGCAAGTCTATCGGCGATCTGTCCTTGCAACTGGATTACATCTGGAAGGAATTGTCCGAGGGCTACGGCAAACTGCTGAAGACCCTCCAGACCGCTACCTCCGTTACCGAAGCATCCACTGCCGTGCTGACCCAGTACGAACGGCCTGCTGATCAGGGTGAAGCTGTCCAGGCCAAGCGGGCAGCGTTCAGCCAGACCTACTTTGACAAGTACGCCCCCAAGCCTACTCACCCTGAAAGGCTGACCACCGGATTCTATCGCGTGCGTAAGACCTGGGCGGACAAGAAGTCCCAGCTGGGGGCTTACCGCATCCTTTCCAACGCAAAGGGCAAGGTGGACAAGAACCCCGGCTACTTTGTGTTCACGGAGGACGGCACCGCCATCTACCCCGTGGAAAGCAAGAAGAAGGAAAGCTACACCATCCACACCGTTGTCCCCGGAGACACCCTCTGGAAGATCTCTGAGCGGTATCTGGGTAAGGGCATCCGGTACACGGAGATCCGTGAGCTGAACGGCCTGACCTCCAACATCATCTACCGTGGTATGAAATTGAAGATCCCCAACTAAGCAAGAAGCCTATCGAGAATTTTCTCTCGGTAGGCTTCTTTTTTTATGCTCTTTTTTCCAAAACGGCTCCTTTATCCGCAGTGCTGAGTGAGGATACCGGCCTCAGACTGGAGGACCCACTATGACAAACTATGAAAAAGAGCAGATCAAGGCCCTGCGTCTGCAGGGGCATGGCTATGTAAAAATCGGGCAGATGCTCGGACTTTCCAATAACACCGTCCGTTCCTTCTGCCGACGCAACGGACTGGACGGAGATACCCCGAAGAACACCGTCTTTTGTCAGCACTGCGGAAAGCGCATCAAGGTTGTTCCCAAGCGGAAACCCAGAAAGTTCTGCTCGGATGCCTGCCGTACCGCCTGGTGGAACAGCCACCTGGACTGCGTTAACCGAAAGGCTGTTTATGACTTCACCTGCGCCTGCTGCGGGGAAGCCTTTACCGCCTATGGGAATCGAAACCGCAAGTATTGTTCCCACCGCTGCTACATTGCAGGGCGTTTTGGAAAGGGGTGTGCCACAAGTGAATGATGCCTATCGTGCCAAGCTGGAGCGGTATCTTGCCTCCATGCTCCAGGCAAAACGGATGCTTGAAATGGGGATTCTAACCTCGGAAGATTACGCTCATATTGATACAATTATTGCCAAAAAACACGACATTTCTTCGTGTAGTTTATATCGCGGGATCGACTTGATATACGATGGCTTCAGAGGTAATATGTCACACTACAAGGAGGTGACGAAATGCCCAGAACAATAACCATCGTACAAAGACCACCAAAACTAACCCAGAAAAAGCGTGTTGCAGCCTATGCCCGTGTGTCCAGCGGCAAGGATGCCATGCTCCACTCGCTGTCCGCACAGGTCAGCTACTACAGCAGTCTGATTCAGAGCCACGAGGATTGGCTCTACGTCGGTGTCTATGCCGACGAGGCCAAGACTGGCACAAAGGATTCCAGAGAGGACTTCCAGCGGCTGGTTGCTGACTGTCATGCTGGTAAAATCGATATGGTGATCACCAAGTCCATCTCCCGCTTTGCGAGAAACACGGTTACACTTCTGAAAACCGTCCGTGAACTCAAAGCGCTGGGGGTGGACGTTTATTTTGAGGAGCAGAACATCCACACCATGAGCGGTGACGGCGAGCTGATGATGACCATCTTGGCATCCTACGCCCAGGAGGAAAGCCGATCTGCCAGTGAGAACCAGAAATGGCGCATCCGGGCAAACTTCAAAGAGGGGTTGCCCTGGAACGGCACGGTGTTGGGGTATCGCATCGTGGACGGTGTCTATACACCGCTGGAGGATGAAGCTGAGCTTGTTCAGCTGATTTACTCCCTCTACATCAACGGCTGGGGTACTTACAAAATCGCCAAGCATCTCAACAAAGAGGGGTATCGAACACGACGCGGTAACGAGTGGTCCCAGCATTCCCTTCAGCGACTGCTGACCAATTATTCTTACACGGGCAATTTGATGCTGCAAACTACCTTTATCGAAGACCACATCACCAAGAAAGGGTGCATCAACCAGGGTCAGTTGCCTATGTACCATGCAGAGAACAGCCACGAGCCAATCATCCCCATGGCCGAGTTCCAAGAGGCACTGCAAGTCCGCAAAGAACGCGCCGAGATTTACCGCCATGAGGCTGACTACACTATCGTTTATCCCTTCCGGGGCAAGCTGCTGTGTATGGACTGTGGGAAGCATTATCGCCGCAAAAAAGTGCGCAGAGGCCCCGTCTGGATCTGCGCCACTTACAACAGCAAGGGGAAAGCATTCTGCCCAACCTCAAAGGCAATCCCGGAGGAAACACTCATGGCAGTCACCGCCAGGGTACTTGGTACCGACAGCTTCGATGGTGACCTGTTTCGGGAGCGCGTTGAGCGGATCGAGGTTGGGACGGAAAACCGACTGACTTACGTCTTAACGGACGGTACCACGGTGGCTACCATTTGGCAGGATCGCTCCAGACGGGAAAGCTGGACGGCGGATAAGCGAGAGGCTGCAAGACAGGCCTCCATGAAGTATGAAATACCGGAAAGGGATTCCTATGGAAAATTCAAGAAAAGTAATTGCATACTGCCGTGTGGCAACGGTAGCACAGCTGATGCAGAATAAGGGAGGCAATCACAATGGCACAAGTTACAAGAAATGTTCGGGTCATCCCGGCTACGATTCATCCGCTCAGCCAGTTACCCATCGCCATGCAGCGCAGGCGTCGGGTGGCGGGTTACGCACGAGTCTCCACGGACAGCGATGAGCAGTTCACCAGCTACGAAGCCCAGGTAGACTACTACACCCGCTTCATTCAGTCCAAGCCTGAATGGGAGTTCGTGAAGGTCTACACTGACGAGGGCATCTCCGGTACTAACACCAAGCGGCGCGAGGGCTTTAAGGAAATGATTTCCGATGCACTGGCAGGCAAGATCGACCTGATCGTCACCAAGTCCGTCAGCCGATTTGCCCGAAATACCGTTGACAGTCTGGTGACCATCCGCAAGCTGAAGGAAAACGGTGTGGAGTGCTTTTTTGAGAAGGAGGGAATTTACACCTTCGACGGTAAGGGTGAATTGCTCATTACCATCATGTCCAGCCTCGCCCAGGAGGAGAGCCGCAGCATTTCCGAGAACATCACCTGGGGTCAGCGAAAGCGATTCTCGGACGGTAAGGTAAGTATGCCCTACAAGCATTTCCTGGGCTACTGCAAAGGAGAGGACGGTCAACCCGCAATCGTGGAAGAGGAAGCTGCCGTTGTCCGGCTGATTTACCGCCTGTTCCTGGAGGGCAAGACCCAGGCTGGCATTTGCAAGTATCTGGAGGGTCTTGGGATTCCGTCGCCTTCCGGGAAATCGAAATGGAGCAAGACCACGGTCACCAGCATCCTTACCAACGAGAAGTACAAGGGCGATGCGCTCCTTCAGAAGTCTTTCACAGTGGACTTTCTGGAGAAGAAGATGAAGCCCAATGAGGGTGAAGTGCCTCAGTATTATGTGGAGCGCAGCCACCCCCACATCATCGAGCCGGACGAGTGGGATCATGTGCAGGCGGAGTTTGCAAGACGAAAGGCTCTTGGTAACACCTACAGCGGAAAAAGCACCCTGTCCGCCAAACTGGTCTGCGAGGACTGCGGCAGCTTCTACGGCTCCAAGGTCTGGCACTCCACAGATAAGTATCGCCGAACTATCTGGCGGTGTAATAACAAGTTCAGCAACGAGACCCATTGCTGCACCCCCACGCTGGACACCGAGACCGTTCAAGCACAGTTCATCACGGCCTACAACCGGCTCATGCGAGATCGCAGACTGCTTGTGGAAGACTGTGAGCTGATGCGAACCAGCTTGACCGACTTTGCCCTCCTGGACGCGCAAATCGAGAAAGCCGAAGAGGAGGCTAATGTGGTGGCAGAGTTGGTTAACGGACTGGTGCGTGAGAACGCCAGCACCGCCCAGTCGCAAGATGCCTACCTCAGAAAGTATGAGGCTCTGACCCAGCGATATGAGGCGGCAAAGGCAGAATTGGAACGGCTGCAAAAAGAACGTACCCTGCGGGGCCAGCAGGATAAAGCCATGGCACTGTTTATCCGTACCCTCAAGAAGCAACCGGAGGTACTGGATGCCTGGGACGATACCGTCTGGACGGTGATGGTAGAAAAAGCCATCGTTCACAGAGACGGCACCATCACCTTTGTGTTTTACAACGGCACAGAGATTGCGGTGGAGCGTCAAGCAGCATAACTAAACTAAAAGGAAAAGAGCGGAGGCGAGGATCATGTTTCCTCGTCTCCGCTCTATTTTACTGTTTATGCTTCATCCTTTTTTCTGCGATTCCAAAACACCAGGAAGAACAGTGCAATCAAGGACAGAACCAGAATACCAGCCCACAAGAAGATGTTGCTGTCGTCGCCGGTTTCGGGAATCCACTGGCTTGCACCGCAGCGGATACACTTGCCGTCCTCGTACTTGTGGCCAAGCTTGCTGCCCTTATCTGTACGGGTATCGGTTTCACCGCAGCCGTGGTCACACTTGGCGGTTTCGGTACCGTCCTTCTTACAGGTGGCATCATTATTGGATTCGTACTTGGTGAAGCTGTGTCCGGTGGGGTCGGTGTAGTCAGCCACATAGCTGTCACCGCAGGCGCAGGTATAGGTGGTATAGCCCTTTTCGGTGCAGGTGGGGGCGGTCACGACCTTTTCATAGCTGTGCTCATGGGGCAGCTCACCCTCATACACGATGATAAAGTCGGAGAAATGGCTCACATCCCAGACAAGCTGTCCGTTTGCGTAGTGAGTATCCAGCTTTTCAGTTTTGCCGTCATCGGCTACGTACCACACAGCGAACTTTTCTGCTTTCAAGCCATTCGGAATCTCAAACGGAACGCTGAGTGTTGCCACACCGCCCTTGAAGTCGGAAA